GGGGCGGCGGGGATGCCCGCCGTATGTGGCCGCGATGGCGGCGGAGATTCTGGCTGTAAACGAACAATAACAAAAACTAAGCCCGTGGAATAACCACGGGCTTAAATTCTGAACCAAATTGATACACAACTGAGGCACAAGAAGCCGCAAAAAGGCCCATACTGGATACATCAAAGGAGTGTTCGGTATGGGCTTTTCTTATTTCAATCCAAACCCCGCCGGGCAGAAGGTCGGGGACTGCACCGTCCGGGCCATCGCAAAGGCGACCGGGAAGAGCTGGGACGAGGTGTATATCGGCCTGTGCCTGCAAGGGCTGATCATGGGCGATCTGCCAAGCGCAAACAGCGTATGGAGCGCTTACCTCCGGCAGCAGGGATTTACGCGGAACGTGATACCGAACACGTGCCCGGACTGCTATACCGTCGCGGATTTCTGCGCAGATCATCCGCGCGGCGTGTATGTGCTGGCGTTATCAAGCCACGTTGTGTGCGTGGAGGATGGGACTTATTTTGACACGTGGGATTCTGGGAGTGAAATTCCACTGTTTTATTGGGCAAAGGAGGAAACATGATGTTTGGACAACAGCCGTATGTGTATCAGCAGCCGATTTACAATCAGCCGCCCATGCCGCAGATGCAGGAGCCGCAGATGCAGATGCGTCCGCAGTATCAGCCCGCGCCGCAGATGCCAGCTTATCAGCCGCAGCCACAGCAGCCGCAGAACCAGTCGATCATCTGGGTTCCGAACGAGCAGGCGGCGAACGACTTCATTGTAGCGCCTAACAACGCCGTTACATTGTGGGATATGAATGCGCCTGTCGTGTACGTGAAAAAGGCCGACGCGAGCGGGAAACCGGCCATGACGACCTACGACCTTGTAGAGCGCGCACAGGCCGTTATAACGCCCACAGCGGCGCGAAAAGGCATGATGGAGGAATACGTGACGCGCAAGGAGTTCGACGAGCTTGTGGCGAAGCTGGCCGCTCCAAGCGTCAGACCGCGAAAGATGAAGGAGGCGGACAATGAACCCACTGTTTAATGCGCTCGGCGGCGGACAGATGCCCGGCCAGATGGGGCAGTTTCAAAATATGGTGCAGCAATTCCGGCAGTTTCAGCAGACGTTTCAGGGCGACCCGAAAGCAGAGGTAGAAAAACTGGTACAGAACGGGAAAATCACGCAGCAGCAGCTGAATCAAATGCAGCAAATGGCTGTGCAATTCCGGCAGCTGCTCGGATAAAACGAATCTTAATTCGTGGCCACGATTGAGATAAATTTCAAAATCTACGAAAGGAGAATTTTATGAGTCTTACTGATGGCGGCATTCAGCCGACTATGCCCGTCCAGCCTGCCAATAACTACGGCGGCGGTATGGGGATGTGGGGTGATAACTGGATCTGGATCATTGTGCTGTTTTTGTTCGGCTGGGGACGCAACGGCAACGGCTGGGGCGGCAATGGCAGCGGCGGCGTGATGGACGGTTACGTGCTGACGTCCGATTTCGCAAGTGTTGAGCGTAAACTCGACAGTATGGCAAACGGCATTTGCGATTCCACGTTTGCCCTGAACAATGCCATTACCGGCGGCTTTGCTACGACCACGCAGGCCCTCAACAGCGGTTTCCAGAACGCCGAACTTTCTCGTTGTAATCAGCAGGCCGCGCTTATGCAGCAGCTGAACAACATGGCGATGCAGGCACAGGAGTGCTGCTGCGAAAACCGCGCTGCAATCGCCCAGGTGCGCTACGACATGGCGACGCAGGCGTGCGACACCCGCAACACCGTGCAGAACACCACCCGCGACATCATCGACGCCATGAACTGCGGCTTCCGCAGCATCGACCAGCGTCTGACGGCGCAGGAGCTTGCGGCGAAGGACGCGAAGATCGCAGAGCAGAACCAGCAGCTTTTCGGCTACCAGCTGGCAGCATCGCAGGCGGCACAGAACAATTACCTTGTTTCCACGCTTCGCCCGAGTCCCAGCCCGGCCTATGTTGTCGAGAATCCGTACTGCTGCAACAGCGGCTACAACTACGGCTGCGGCAACTGCGCGTAACAACTCCACATCGTAGAGCTTTTTCGTGGCCTCACGAAAATGGTCGGCCCCATTGCCGATACTCGATAGCAACGCGGCGGGGCAATCGTCCCGCCGCTGTATTTTTATGAAAGGAATGACTTTATGGCTGAATTTACATCATCCGGGATTCAAACTGTCGCCGCTGGGCAGAACGTCCCGCTGATCTCCACGGCGGCTTGCGGAAAGCCGTGCATCGTACATCGCGAAGGAAGCGGGCTTGTTACGCTGCGCGGGCTTACGCAGCAATGCAAGGCAAAGTTCCGCGTATCCTTTGGCGCGAATATCGCTATCCCTACAGGCGGAACAGTAGGCACCATTACCGCTGCGCTTGCAATCAACGGCGAACCTCTGAGCAGCGCCACAGCGGCCGTAACCCCTGCGGCTGTTGAGAACTATTTCAACATCTTCGTTTCCACATTCGTGGAAGTCCCGCGCGGCTGCTGCCTGACTGTAGCGGCGAAGAACACCAGCGCGCAGGCGATCAGTTTCGCAAATAGCAATATGATCGTCGAGCGCGTATCGTGAAAGGAGGATGCAATATGTACGATTTGAGAAACCTGCGTGAAATGCTCTGCAAAGAGCTTGACGAAATCGCCGACAAGCGTGAAATGTCTGCGGGCGATCTGGACGCGATCCAGAAGCTGACGAGTTCCATCAAGAATACCTACAAGATCGAGATGGCTGAAGACGGCGGCTATTCCCGCGATGGCGAGTGGGAGGCGGATATGCGCGGTACTTACGGCCGGGGCAGCTCTTACCGTGGCCGCCGCCGTGACGCAATGGGCCGCTATACCCGCGCTGATGCCCGCGAGCATATGCGCGCGCAGCTGGAGGATATGATGCGCGACGCGGACGACGATAAAACCCGTGACGCGATCCGCCGCTGCATGGAGCAGATCGAGCGGGCATAAGGGGGATATGATATGCTGGATAAAGCCGAGATCCGCAAGGAGATAGCGCGGCTGGAATATGAGGAATCCAGCTATCCCAATTATGCCAAACTGGCAGATCTTTATGTGATACGCGATAAGATGCAGGAAGAGGAACGGGGCGACGGCGGTAGGTATGTGGGTTCCTACTCCGGCGTTCCCGCCCCTATGGCCGCAGAACCGGCTACCGTGGGCGAGTACGGGGACAGTGAGTTTTTGCTTGCGGTAGCTGGGAAAGACCCGGCAAAGGCTTGGGCGGTCGTTGATGAACTTATGGACACATTATCGCTTGTGAACCGAAAAGTCTATGATTCTATGCTTCGGAAAATAAAGTCCATGTAGCAAAAAATAGGGGAGTCCCCTCGAATTGCGCTGAATCTGTAGCATACAATGTAGCATACGGGAAATAATTTTATGTTACAGAGCGTGTCATAACGTGATTTTTTGCTTTTTGAAAATACGCAGAAAATAGGGTGAAAAGCATAAAAAAGTACCGATTTTAGATTTAAAACATCTAAAATCGGTACTTTGGCGCGGAAGGAGAGATTTGAACTCTCGCGCGCTTTTTAGACGCCTACTCCCTTAGCAGGGGAGAAAAACCCATTGAAAACACTGGGGAAATTGGCGTTTGTAACATATTTTGTAGCATACAGAATTCACTCTGGCGAGTCGTTTTGCAACTGATTTACGGCATCGACCATGCCTTTCATGTCCGGATGTACGTACCGTTGGGTAGTGGTTATCTTCGTGTGGCGCATGATTTCCTTGATCGTAAACGGATCAATGTTTTTCATCGCGAGGGCTGTAGCGGTTGTATGGCGGCATGAGTAAGGTGGTAGCTTTTGCACTCCGGCAAGCTCCAAACACTCATAATATCTCTTGTAAAAATTATCTTTGTTTATGCAGCAGATATTTCCGACGCGCGATTTGCTTTCTTCGCATAGTTCATGCAGCACCGGCGCAACGAAATCCGGGAAGACCATAGGCGTTTCCTTCCGCTTCCTTGTCTTTATGCCGCCTCGGACGATCTCATTCTTTTCAAAGTCAATCATATCTTTCTTGAGCTTCAGAAGCTCACCGGGCATCATGCCGGTATAAATCATCGTTAAAATAAACCCAATGAAGTGGTCTTTTGCATACGCTTCCCATAGCTTTTTTACGTCGGCGTCGGTAAACGGTTCCGGCGACTTCTCTTCCAATTCCGGAAGCTTTATGTACTTTGCAAGATTCACGGTTGTTTGCTTTTCTGCGATTGCGAGGTTATAACAGTGGGAGAGGACGGTTTTCATATCTTTCCGCGTGTAATAGGTGCTGGCGTTGCGGTCGATGACAGCCTGTATCTGCGCGATGGTAAGCGCGTCGATCTCACGGTCGGCGATTTCTCTCATGCGCTCGAAAGCCTTTTCCGCCGCTCCCTGACGATCAGCCGATAAGGATAGATAATCCCCACGCAGATATGTTTTGTAGTATTCTCTGAGAGTGGGGATTCGCTGCTCTTCCTTCGGAGGGTTTGCTGCATATTGGAGCGCGGCACGCTTTGATGTAAACCCGCCTTTTGTTCGCATCCTTTGCCGAAGCTTGTCGTTTTCGTCCAGGTAAGTTCTTTCTGTCCAACGCGCCGTCCACGTCTTCCCTCGCTGGTAAGCGCTTCCCTGCCCGTTCCCGCGTGTCCGGTTTCGCCGCGCTTCCTGTTTTTTTCCGCACCAGCAACAGTAGGGCGCGCCGTCTGGGATTTCTTTTTTACACTTGATGCACTCCATGTTTCCCTCCACGTTCTTTTCGGATCGCGTAGAAAGTAATTGCCGAAGCCAGCGCTGAACCTACGATCAGGGCGATACACGCCCATGCGGTTACGGACAAATCTCCGTTTCGAATGAATCCTGCATTACGAATCTGCGCATCCGCCACAAGGCAGGCAATCAGAGAAAAGGAGAGCAGCATACAAAACAGGGCGAGGATGTAACACATTGTATGTGTAGACTTTATCTGTGCGCTTTGCGCGGCCGCTGTTGCCTCCAGCTTGGCGTTTTCAAGCTCGACATGATGGATCTGCTCGGTTAGTTCTTCCGGGCTTTCTGCGGGCTGGACAAGCCCGAACAGCTCATCCAGCGACAGACCGAGAACGCGGCACAGCGCGGCAGAATTGTACAGTTTCGGGTCTTGCTGTATTCCTGCGCAGAGCTTCGTCACAGCCGACCTGGAAACGCCGGATTCCTCGACAAGTCTGTCGATGGTGTAATGCTGATCTTCTTTCGCCCGCTTGATGTTCCCCTGATATGCAGAAATATATGGGGCAAGCTCCTGAATTGCCGACATGATATACCTCCATTTTCACACATATTTCGCTGATTCTTCCGCCATGGGTATGATTTTACCAATTTGAGGGTGGACATTTCTGCCGCTTTTGCTGTGCTGGTTACAGGCGCGTGGGAAAGCCCCACCGTCGGTGGAGCGACGGTGGGGCGATCTTAAA